AGCTTTAGTTTTGATATGTTTGAATGCTTTATGATTGAATCCAGTAGCGTAGATGCTTTCAAATGCAATGTTTTGAGACTGGAGATAAGCATGGAAACCCATTGCTCCAAGACCAACTGACCTTTCTCGATAAGCAGAGTAAGCAGATTTAGCGTAACCTTCTTTACCTTCTCTAATATATTTTGAAAACCTTTTAAAATTTGCACTATATCCTCCTAATTGTGATGTGTCTACTGCGTTTTCAATGTAATGTTCTATTACATTGTCTAGCATGGTTATTAAATCTTCAATAAATTGTGAGTCTTTAGACCATTTATCGAAGTGTTCTAAATTTACAGAAGATAAACAACATACTGCTGTTCGTTCTTCATCAGTAGCAAGAGTTATTTCTGAACATAAATTACTTTGTTTAATTTCTAAACCTAAATCTTTTTGTGTTTTTGGTAGAGCATCATTACATGTATCAATATTAATCATGTAAGGCTCTCCTGTTTCAGCACGAGCATTTATTATTTGAAACCATAAGTCTCTTGCATTAATAGTTTTAACTGCTTCATTAGTTTTAGGGTCAATGAGTCTCCAGTCTTCATCATTCTTTACAGCATCTAAAAAAGCATTAGTAATATTAATTCCATTGTGTAGATTTAAACACTTTCTATTTATATCTCCACCTGATTCTTTTCTCATGTTTATAAACTCTTCAATCTCAGGATGACTTACATTTAGATAAGCAGCATAAGAGCCTCTTCTAGTTGTGCCTTGATTAAAGGCTAACATCTGAGAATCTACTACATGCATAAACGGAATAGAACCAGTTGACCTAGAGCCGTGAGTAGTAGGTATACCATTACTTCTAACATCTCCCCAATATCCACCAATCCCTCCACCTGAACTTGCCAACCATATATTCTCATCATAGTGAGCAGATAAACCAGTCCTGCTGTCAGGAACATAATTAAGAAAGCAAGAGATAGGTAACCCACGAGTAGTTCCCCCGTTACTAAGAATAGGAGTGCTAAACATGAACCAACAGTCGGAACTGTAGTTATAAAGTCTTTGAGCCAATTCATAATCTGTTTCTCCTTTAAATGTTGCACCAAATACTGATGCTCTTGCAAATGCTTCTTGAGCATGTGTTTCATTATCCCAAAAATATCTATCCTTTAATGTATCTAAACTAAACTTGTCAAAGTTTTTTTCTTTGTCATAGTCTATTGTTATACCTAAATAAGTCTTTGTTCCTACTTTATCTTCTACCATTTGTTTCCTCTAAATATAATGCTATAATAGCATAGTGTATTATCTTATATAATTCTGCTTGTTTATTATCTTTCTTACCATACCTCATAGCATACTTCATAATATTACCAACAGAAAAACCCTCTCCGTGTCCTGCATCTATTATCATATCAGTAGCTTGGTACTTACCATTAGCATAGTGTTGAGTATAGGTTTCATCAATATATGATTTAATCATAGTAAGAATTTTATCTTCTTTAAATTTATAATTAATTCTTTTTTTCATAATATTCTTTTTTTGTTTGTTTATAAAACCATCTTAAACTATATGCACTAATCATAAATTTATTATTAGCAAAGATGTGTGTTTGTTCAGGCAGAAACTCATGTAGATTTTTCTTATTAATTCTAGAAATATCTTCCCCTTCTGGTATCATAGTTCTCAACCAGTCAATAAGTTTATCTTCTGCTTTTCTTCTTATTAGTTTAGACTTCTTGCCATTCATAATTTTTTACCAGTTGCCAATACTTTAATATACTATTAAACATTTCTTTATGTTTTTCATGTGAGTCTTTATCCCATATATGACAAAGAACTAATCCTGTGTCTGCTCTATCTACAAAGATAGAAACTCTTGTAGGGTCATCTATATTACAACCTTGAGCATACGCTGATAGTTGCATACCATGTTCATCATATACTAACTTACTAGGGTCTTTGCCCTCTAGGTTATCTTTAGTTTTAAAGTCCACAAAGATGCCGGACTTTGAGTACAAGTCTATCTTACCACCATAACCTTGATTAGCACAAAAAGAATCTTCTGCTATCCAATCTTCATCAGGAAAGTTTTCATCTAACCATGCTTGAATAATCTTGTAAGGTTTAGATTTACCTCTACCAAGAAATCCTTTTTCTATTTGTGCATGTATTTTAGTTCCCTCTTTTGCAGCTTTAGAACCAATCTGTTTTGCATCAGCTTTACATCTGTACACAAAAGAATCCATAGACTCTTCATCTCCTATGTCAAGTGTTGCTGCAGATTTTATTGCTTGAGTTATCTTCCAATTCTCTAAGGCAGGTTTAGCAACCATACCAAGAATAGTAGTAACAGATGGAACAAGTCCTAAACTTTTAGCATCTCTTAGTGTAGTGTTTCTTTCTTTACCATTAGCCCCTATGATAGTGTACATAGGTTCTCCCTCAAGAGAATACCAATGTCCAGACTCGGATGTAAACTTATTATAGCTATCTAATTTAGATTTGTCAATACCTTTATGCATTTTTTAGGTCCTTAAATGTTTTAAATACATCTGATGTAAATAATTTTCTTATGTTTACTAACCACATACGACTTGCTTTATGGTCTCCACCACAAACAGACTTCTTAAAATCTAACTTGTCCATGAGTTGTTTTAGTTTAGGAACATCAAATATAAGTGTACAGAATATATCATCTTCAATACAAAGATTATGAAACCAGTAGTCTGCTTCTGTTGTAATGATGCCAGATGGTTTACCATAAGACTCATACTCAATACAAATATTACCTGTCTTCATCCACATACCTCTTTCAGATTTTACTTCTATCTTTTTATTAGTAAGCATGTCTGCGATTTTATCTTCTCGTATTGTACCATACTCTAAATCTATGTCAAACTTTTTTCTATTTTCTTTAGTGGGTTTCACTCCAGTTACCTCCTATTTTATATTGACCAGTTAAATCACATCTCATGTTAAACTGCTCTGTTACTTTTTCTATTGACTCAACACCTAATCTACCAATGTAATCTGCTTGAGATTCTTTAACTTGTAGTTGCCATTCATCATGTATGTTAGCTACAAATTTTGCATCAACAGTATTAAGTTTTATAAGCTCATGTAAATTTATCATAGCTTGTTTCATAACGATAGCTCCACAACCCTGTAATAAAGTATTAAGTGCTGAATGCTGACTTCTAACATGTATTTTTCTACCATCTATACCTTTTAAAAAGCCACGATTAGAAGCCTGTTGTACTCTATCTTTTAGTTTTTTAAGAGCAGGTAAGTTCTTGAAAAATCTTTCTTTCAATGCTTTACCTTTATTAATATCTCCGTTTATTATCTTACCTATCTTTGCATCTCCTGCCCCATATACTAAAGCATATATAAATGTCTTAGCTTGGTCTCTAGTTTTAAGCCCTGCAAGTTCTTGATTAGTAGAATGTATATCTCCATTAACTACTTCTTCAATGTAATCAATGTCATTCATATAGTGTGCTAACATTCTTAACTCTAGTCCACTAGCATCTACACCTACAAGGTTATATCCCTCTGGTACAGTCCAACAAGCACGACACTCTTTACCATAAGGACTACCTAAGTTTGGAACTTGTGCCATGTTAGGATTTCTGTGTGTCATTCTACCTGTAATAGTTCCATTAGGTATAACTCTACCATGAACTCTATCCTCTTTTAGTTCATCAATCCATGATGATACTTGTGCTATTCTTTTCTGATACAATAAATAATCAGCAATAAGTTTAGCTTCTTTAATGTGTGTAATCTTTTTAAGAGTTCCCTCATCTACAATAGGTTGACCTGTAGGAGTAAACCTTTCAGGTTGCCAACCAAAGTCTATAAGATACTCGCCTATTTGTTTACGACTACCTAAATTAAACTCTACTAATTTCTTACGCATAAATGGACCACGATTACCAGATGCAAGAATACTTTCATACTCTTCATCAGTAAGTCCTCGTTTACTTAATTCGCCATTCTTTTTAGTGTATGGTAAAACTTGTTTATCCTCTACCCATTTAGGTTTAAATGTATTGTGAACTTCATCTTCTACATCTGCCATGTTTTGTTTTAGTTCTGCTAACAAAGTCATAGCTTGTTTACTATCAAAATAAAATCCTGTTTGTTCTTGTTCTCTCATTATAGATGCAGTTCTATGTTCTAAGTCAAGTGATTGTTTACTAAAACCTAATCCCTCATCTAATAAATATTTATATACAGCTTCATTTAATATGACATCTTGTTCACAATAGTTTAACATAACAGGAGTATAGTTATCAAACTCTGGCTGTTCTTGTTTAGGAACTCCTAATCTATAACCCCAAGTTTTTAAACTGTGTCCATTTTCTCTAACAGGATTATACAATCTTGACATTACTAAGGTGTCAATAACTTTACCAGAGTATTTAAAGTTGTATAACTTTTCTAATACAGGTAAATCAAATCCTATAATGTTATGTCCTATCAAAGTATCAGCTTGTTCTAATAGTTTAATACCATCTTCAATTTCATCTGGTGTAAATCTATAAGACTTACCATCTACTTCTTTAGCTACGATACACCATATCTTAGTAGCATTTAGGTCATCAGTTTCTATATCAAAAATCATCTTCATTGTTGAATGTTTCCTCATCAGTTAGTTCATGTAATCTACCTGTATCAATATCATATCTTAAACTACAAGCCATTCCTGTGTCGCCTGTGTATCTTGATTTCAATACTCTTACTTTAGTTATGTTAGCTTCATCAGGATTTTCTGCCTGTTGATTTCTTTCTAGTGCTATCACACAATCAGATAACTGTGCAATACCTTGAGAGCCTTTGAGATGAGATAGAGATACTTGTATTCCTTTCTCATGTCCTCTGTCTCCAGATGCTCTACGCAAGTGTGATACTAATATCATACCTACACCTGTTTCTTCTACAAGGCTACGCAATCTATTCATAAGCATATCAATACCTCGCCTTTCATCTCCCTCAGTCAAGACATTGACAAGCATGTGCAAGTGGTCAACTATTACCCAATCACATTGACACCCAACAATAATATATCTTAACTTAGAAAATATTTCTTCTATGTCCGTTGCTCCTAAATGTGCATGGATATAAACTCGACCCTCTTGTATTGCACTATCAAACAAAGTGTGCAGTTCTTCTTCTGTGTACTTGGCTCGTTTCTCTGATAGATATATTCTATCATTAGCTTCAATAGATACAATACCATCTGCAGTCCTTAACCAGTTTTCTTCTAGTGCTATGATACCTACATTATCTTCTGTGTTCTTAATAAGATGATGTTCAAGTTCTCTAGTCACACTAGACTTACCAAGTCCTGTACCACCTGTAAGAGTCACGAGTTCTCCTTTACGCATACCATATAGCTTCTTGTTTAAACCCTCCCAAGGATAAGCAATACTTTCTTTCTCCTCTCTGTTTAACCAATCATCTTTCTTACTGGACAACTCCATGATACCAGAGGGAGTATAAGTCTTAGCTTCCCACCATGCAGTAGAAAACTCTTGGAACTTTTTCTTAGCTAACATCTCGTTAGCATCTTTATATCCATTAGGTAAGTTTATAATCTTAGCTTTACTTGGCTTAAGTATTCTAGCTACTTGTCTTGCAGATTCAATACCTGCCTTATCATTATCAAAACATAAGACAACATTATCAAAACTTTCTACAAACTCAATGCTCTC